GATCCGCCAATCCTGGTGTTTGCGGGAAGCTACGCCCAAGCCGAGTACTGGGCGCACTACGTCGCCAAGCTGCCGAACAGTCGACAGGCGTTCCGCTACATGCGCTACGCTCATGATCTGCGTGGGTATCGCGGGAACAGGGCCGTAATGGTCGGCTCGTTCTGGCATCGGAAGGGCGACGAGATCAGCGACATGCTGGATTACGCCAAGCTGATGAATCTGACCTGGCTCCCCGACTACGACGTCCGCTAAGCCTCCCGCACCGGACCCCCAACCAATGGTTGGGGGTTCGACTTTTTTAGGCCATCGCGCCAGCCCTGGCAGGCCATACGATTTGGGGGCGCACTTGCGCCGCTGCCAACCCGTCTGGTAGACTGGGTCTCGTGTCCGAGTACCCGAGCCGCGAACTGGAAATGCTCGACCAGATCGCCAAGGATCGTGAAGCGCTCGAACTACGCTTGCGACACATGGGTTACCAGGACATCGCCGACATCCAGGGCGTTACCGTCCCTACCGTCCGGAAGCGCATCAGGCGCGCGATCCAGGCCGGAATCCCCAAGGAGACGCGTGATCAGGCACGGACCCTTGAAGTCACCCGGATCGACCGTCTCCAGCGCTTTAATGAACTGGTTATTCAGTCGGCCGCCACGACACTCGCTGAGAAGCTCGCAGCCCAACAGGCTTGGTTGGCTGCTTCAAAGGTACGAGCTGCCCTCCTCGGTCTCAACATGCCAGCTGAGCTGGAAGTCAAGTACTCCGGCGCACTGGACCATGAGATCGAGGCTCTGATGGTCGAGATGGGCGGTCAGCCCGCCGTGATAGACGGCGAGGTAGTCGACGCCGATGACTGACCCGCCCCGCAATTGGCGCCAAGGCTACGGTCCTGGCGACGGCGAGTGGCGGGCTTGGGAGCCGGAGCGCAAGCAGCATTTGCGCGACCGGCTGGCTCAGGAGATCGAGAAGCGGCGCACGATGTGGCGCTGCGACATGCCGTTCTGCGATGGGCGACCCCATGAGGGGTGGGTCGCGCCGCACGCGCGGTATACACAGCTTGCCCCGCCCGACACCCCCAGAACTGTGCGTGATCCGCGTCAGGCCGCGCCGGTACAAGTCACACTTCCATGGTTGGAGTGGCTGATCATGGCGGGTCGAGGGTGGGGCAAGACCCGTACTGGAGCCGAGTTCATTCGTGAGCAGGTGACGAAGCTAGGCCCACCGGGTCGCATCGCGCTCATTGGGCGTACGGCGGCCGATGTGCGTGATGTCATGATCCTAGGCGAGTCGGGATTGCTGTCGGTATTCCCCGCTTGGGAGCGACCGGTTCACTACCCGAGTAAGCGTGCCGTGCACTTCAAGAATGGCGCGGTTGCGTTCTGCTACAGCTCGGATGAGCCAGACCAGCTCCGAGGCCCGCAGCATCACGCGGCCTGGATCGACGAGATGGCGACTTTCAACCATCTTGAGGACGTGTTCACCAACTACCGGCTTGGTCTGCGGCTGGGCTCGGACCCCCGTTGCGTGATCACGACCACCCCACGCCCTCGGCCGGAGATCCGGGAGCTGAGGTACTCACCGACCACAGTCATCACCAGTGGCCGGACGTATGATAATCTCCACAATCTGGCTCCTGTCTTCCAAGAGACGGTCCTGCGCAAGTACGAGGGCTCGCGACTTGGAAGGCAGGAGCTGGAGGGCGAGCTCCTCGAAGATGTTGAGGGCGCGCTTTGGACTAACGATCTCATTGAAGAGCATCGGGCCGACATCAAGATGGTCGAGCCGTTTATGTCTCAGATGGAGATCGTGGTCGCGATTGACCCAGCAGTGACCTACGGCGGCGACGAGACTGGCATTATCGTCGCAGCCAGGCTTGACCACGAGGGATTCGTCCTCGCGGACATGTCGGGTCACTACACCCCGCACGGATGGGCTCAAGCTGCGATCCAGGCGGCAACCGCCTGGGGCGCAAGCTACATTGTCGCCGAGACGAACAACGGCGGCGAGATGGTCCGCACTACTCTAGAATCCGAGCGTCTGCCGCAAGGAGTGAGATTCAGACCCGTCACCGCGAGCCGAGGTAAACGACTGCGAGCCGAGCCGGTGAGCACCCTGTACGAACAGGGACTCGTTCACCACGTCGGGATCCACCACACGCTGGAGGATCAAATGACGACGTGGACACCAGCCGACCGCTTGTCCCCCGACCGCCTCGATGCGCTGGTATGGGCCATTTCTCACCTATTCTTCCGGAGGCGCGGGATGGCGGATGTCGCGTAGCACAAGCTCCCCGATTGAGCCCGGGGGAGGCTGGGTCGGCGCGCTAAAAGGCGCGGCTAGCCTGCTGGCAGACCAGGCTTCTCGTAGTCTGGCGCGTCGATCCATGCCTGGGACAGAGTTCCCTTACGGTGGTTCGTTCCACGTTGCGGGGACTGACACGATATACGTGACAATGGGTCCAGATGGCCTGTACCAGTGGTATCAGGACGGCCAAACTGGATGGCGAAACAGCGCGGTTGCTTACCGCTGTATTGTCGCGATCGCCACGAACGCTGCTACCTGCCCGCTCGAAATCCTGAACGAAAACGGGGAGGTGATCCCCGATGAGGTGGCTGATCTCTGGAACCACGCTCCCAACGACTACATGTCCGCCAGAGTTCTACGCGAGATCAGCTGGCTCCGACTAGAAACGCAGGGCCAGTGCTTCATCTACATGGACAGGGGCGACTCGGGACAGGGACCGGTCGCCTCGATCCATGTTTTGGACCAGAGCTGGGCGATCGAGCCCGTCATCGACAACACCGGACCGGAAGACACCCAGACACTGATTGGGTACCATGTCCACGGATCCAGCGGGCGAACGGGTTTCCTTCTACCTGAGGAAATGCTCTGGCTGCGGTACCCGGATCCTGATGACATCTGGGCCGCTTTGCCGCCGCTGCGAGCGGCTCGATTTGCGCTTGAATTGGACGATTATGCGCGTCGTTACCAGTCCGCGACTTTGCAGCGTGGAGGAACCCCAGGTGGAGTCGTATATCTCGGCGACGTGGACGAGGGCACGCACAAGCAGGTCCGCGCGGATCTAGCCGCGCGACACGAGTCGCCTGAAAACGCCGGGCGACACCTGATCCTTAGTGGGCCGGTCCCCGCTAAGTACGAACGCATCGGTCTAACGAGTGAGGAGGTTTCGTATCTCGACACCCGGGTGCGCACTGCCGAAGAAGTGATGTTGGCCTTCGGCGTTCCCCGCGATTACCTGATGGGTGGCACGACGTACGAAAACCGAGCGGCTGCGCGAGCCACGCTCTGGTCCGACACCATTGTTCCCAAGCTCCAGGTCGTCGCTTCTGAAATCGACCTACAAACGGTGCCGGACCCGCGACAGACCGCCGAATTCAATACCGGGGAGGTGGAAGCACTCCAGGAGTCGGAGGACCAGCGGGTTACTCGGACAGTGTCCCTGGTTGAAGCCGACATCCTGACGATTGACGAGGCACGTGCCGAAGTTGGACACGAACCGTTGCCGGGGGGCCTGGGCGCGCTCACCCTGACACTGTACCGCACACGCGCTCAGGCTCCACCCGTCCGAAACGGGAATGGCCACGTCCTCCCAATCCTGGACCCGATTGGATCTGCCACGTGACTAAGCTACTAGTCATACCCGCTCTTCCGCTTGAAGCGGACCGAACCGGCCATGCGATTCTGCTGCGTGAGGGTCCGCTGGACGGACAGACCGGCGAGCATATTGGGACTCTGCCCCCCAAGCTCGAACTCAAGATTGGCGTCTACGGTACGTGGACGTACCTGCGTACAGGCGAGATGACCGAAGTGACTGACTTTATCCCGGGCTCTACCACGGCGCGCACCCGCGATGGTCGCGTCTATCAGTGGAATGGTAGAGACCCGAATGGAAATCGTATCTGACGCCTACCGCTATGTAGCGTTCAGCGACCTCACTGTTCGTACCGACCCCGACGGCGACGATCCCCACTTTGAGGGCTGGGCCTGTAGGCACGGCGTACTCGACGCCTATGGCACGACATTTCAGGCTGGCTGCTGGTCAGCGGGCGGTCTGGACGGCGAGCCGTACGCGCTGTGTTGGATGCATGACCCCACCGTCCCGGTCGGAGTGTTCCGGGCAGAGGACCAGGCCGAAGGGCTCTGGATCCGAGGATGGTGGGACGACACCACTGACGGGCACGATGCCCGCACTAAGGGAAGTTCCGGGTCAGCCCCCGAGCTGTCCGTGGGATTCCGTCAAGCGATCTTCGACGAGGACGAGCCAAATCGGATCGTCGCAGTTAAGCTCGTCGAGGTCAGCCAGATCACAGCACGCATGGCCGCTGTGCCTGGATCTCAGTTTACGGCAGCTCGATCGGCCCCTGCCACCGGTCGTTCCGTCGCCGCAGCGCGGCTGCGATTGAGGACCGTTCAACTAGGAGGACGACCGTGAACCGCCGACCCATCACCGTCGCGCAGACCCTGCGCGCCCGACGTCGCGCCTTTGGCGCCACAGGTTGGCGAACCGCGCCGACCACCGTCGACTACACCCAGTTCACCGATGCCGAGC